TACGGAAGTGAAGTTGAATGCACGGCCAGATATCCTGCGCTTGGGCTATACCGAAAAGGAGCGATCCGATTGGTGCAAGCTCGTTGAGGCCGAGTGGCGCCAGCATGTGTGGAACCCCCGCGAGTTCGACCTTGCAGGAAAAGCAACACTTGCGGAGATGTGCGACGGCCTGATGCGCTACTTCATCGGTGGCGGCGAGGCCTTCGGTATCCTTTCTTTCCTGACTGAGCGCCAGCGCATTGCCTACGGCCTTCAGACCGGAACGAAAGTCACTCTTGTCGCTCCGCATCGCGTGCCACACACGACGCGGGAATTTGAGGGACTGGACGGCGGTATTTTCCATGATGCCAACGGCCGGCCAACCCATTGCCGGTTCATGCGTCGGGATGGTGGCCTCGATACCGAATACGATTTGCCCTTCTACCTGCAGAACGGCTTGCCTCAAGTTCTCCACATGATGGATCGGGGCGACAATCCGGATAGTGCCCGCGGAATTTCGATTATGGCGCCTATCCTTAAAGTTATTGCTCAAAGCGATCAGCTTGCAGATGCCACGCTGGCGACAGCTTTGCTCCAGACGATCTTCGCCGCGGTCATCAAAAGCCCGGAGCCAAGCGAGCAAGCGTTCCAGGCGATCCAGACCTTGGCCGACACGGATGGCATCGAAGGGGCTGGCGATCTGGCGCAAGACTTCATCGACGTCTGGGGGCAACGATTTGAAGCTTTGAAGAGCGGCGGCGTAAATCTGTCCGACTCTGCTCGGATCGCTCACATGGGTCCCGGTGAGGAGCTGGTGTTTAAGACAGCCGAAACTCCGGGGTCACAGTATATCCCGTTCAGCCAGAACCTGCAGCGGGAAATGGCACGGCGCCTTGGTGTCACCATGGAGAGCTTCTCCATGGATTTCTCGAAGGCCACCTATTCGTCGGTGCGCGTTGCTACCTCGACGGTTTGGCCGATCGCGCAGCGTCGTCGGGAACGGATTGTCGCACCGTTCTGTCAGGGTGTTTACGAAAGCTGGCTGGATGAAAAGATCGCGCTTGGCAAAATCCCGTTCAAGGGTGGTTATCGGGCTTTCGCGGCGAACCGTGACCGGGTCTGTTGGACGGAGTGGCAGGGGCCGGCAAAACCTTCGGCCGACGACTACAAGAGCGCGATGGCATCGAAAGTTCGGCTCGAGGTCGGCGTCTCGTCACTTTCCGACGAATGCGCCGAATATGGCCGAGACTGGGAAGAAACCGCGGCACAGCGCGCGCGCGAGCTGAAAACCCTGACAGACAGCGGCCTTCCAAATCCATTCGAACGAATGAGTGGGGGAGCAGGGCCAGATGGCGCTGCTTCGGAAGGCAATCGTGAACCGGCAGGAGCCCAATCATGAGCCAGGTAGATGAAGAGGATCTGATCGTCGTTATTGGCGGCAAGCCGGTCAACATTAATGATCCATGCGCCCTTTATCGGGCCCTGAAGGCCTACCGCACGCTTCTGGCAACCGGCGGCAGGGTTGAAGAGATCGAAGTCCGTTCGCCGCTCACCACGCGGCGGACAAGGTTCTCATCTGGATCAAAGCCTGAAGACGTCGATCGGATGATGTCGGACGCGAAAGCCGCCTGCGAAACATCGCTCGGCGTAACACCGAAACGAACCCGCTACGCGATCGGCGGCAGGTTCAAGCCCTACTGAGGTATCAACTATGGCAGCCATCCTTGCAGACGGAGTGCTTCGGCTCTCCGGCTATGTCGGAGACTATTACTATTCGGATGGGTTCACCTCCTCCGATGTCGTTGTTGCTCTCGCCAGCATCGACGATGCGGATGATCTGACGGTCCACCTGAATTCGGGTGGCGGCATTGCTACTGAGGGTGCCGCAATCCACGCGCTTCTGACGGCACGGTCCGGCACAACGGATATCGTTGTCGAGGGCATCGCAGCTTCGGCGGCATCGCTGATCGCTATGGCGGGCGCGACAGTCACTATGTCGGCCGGAGCGGTGATGATGATCCACGATCCGAGCGGCTACACATTCGGCAACAGTGCTGATCATTCCAAGACTATCGAGGCGCTCGAGGCGCTCGCGACTGCCTATGCACGCGTCTACGCGCAGAAGTCGGGTAAGAGCGCCGAGGAATGCCGGCAGGTCATGCGTGATGAACGCTGGCTGACCCCGCAACAGGCTGTCGAAGAAGGCTTCGCCGATGCGACGACGGAAACGAAAGCCGAACCTGTCGCCGCCTTCGACTACCGCCTCTACGCGCATGCTCCAAAGCGGCTGACTTCGCTTGCGGCAAAGAAGAATTGGCGTCGCGAAGACGCTGATGAAAGCGCGGCGACCGCCGTCGCATCCAATCGGCAAACACTGGAGAAACCCATGTCCGGCAAAACCAATGGCGGGGAAGGCACCGCCGACATCGACAAGTTGATCATGGACGCCGTTGCGGCTGACCGTGCTCGTCGCAGCGCCGTCATGGCGTTGCCTGAAGCCAAAGGTCGCGAAGCTCTTGCGGGTCACCTGGTCGATACGACCGAAATGACCGCAGATGCAATCAAAGCCGTTCTGGCAGTTTCGCCAGCTTCTGCGTCGACCGAACCCAGCGAAGAGGATCTCAAGCCGGACGCAGCCGCCTACGAAGCGAGCCGCGCAGCGGGAGCTGGGGTCACTGGGAAACTGAAAACTCAACCAACCGCGCAGGCTCCGAGTCTCGTCGCCAATATGCGGAAACTCCTTGGAAAGGATGCAGCATAATGGAACCGATCGTTGAAGGTCGCTACGCCAGCGATTGGCTGAAGGCGGAAAGCCACAACTCCGGCTATTCCCGGGAAGAAATCATTGTCGCATCGGGTGCCGGCAAGGTCTTGACCGGGACAGTCATAGGCAAGGTGACGGCGAGCGGTAAGTACAGGCCTGTCACCGTCGGTGCGATCGACGGGTCGCAGACAGCTGCTGGCATTCTGCTCAACAGCGTTGACGCTACATCCGTCGATGCGCCGGCTGTAGGCATCATGAGAGACGCCATCGTCGTCCAGCAGGGGCTGCTCTATGGGCCCGATGTCGACACGGCAGCCGAACGGCTTGCCGCGCAAAACGGCCTGCGTGCGCTCAATCCCCCAATTCTGGTCCGCGAAGGAGCGTAAGCCATGGAAACTGTCCTCGATATCTTCGGCAATGCTGCATTCAGCTCGACCTCGCTGACCCAGGCAATCAACATCGTTCCGAACGACTACGGTCGTATCCGCGAACTCGGGCTGTTCGCTCCTGAACCGATCGCCACAACCTCTGTCGCAGTTCAATACGCCAATGGCACTCTGAACCTTCTCCCGACCCGTGAGCGTGGCGCTCCATCGTCGCTTGGGATGCCGGAAAAGCGCGGCATCCGACAGTTTGGATGCTTCCATATTCCGCATGACGACTTCGTCCGTGCCGACGACGTGCAGAACATCATTTCCCGGGTCGCTGCTGATCAGGTGATCGACAGCGTTCAGTCGCTGGTAAACCGCAAGCAGATCGTGATGCGGCGCAAGCACGCGATCACCCTTGAACACATGCGCATGGGCGCACTTCGCGGCGAAATCCTCGACAGCGACGGCAGTTCGCTGCTCAATCTCTTCAGCGCTTTCGGCGTAACGCAGAAGTCGATCGACTTCGTCTTCGGTACCGGCACCACGGATGTCGGCTCCAAGGTCGATGAGTTGAACAGCTACATGGAAGACAACCTCATGGGCGAGGTAATGAGCGGCATTCATGTGCTCTGCTCGCCTGAGTGGTTCTCGAAGCTGGTCGGCCACGCGAGCGTCAAGGATATCTGGAAGTACTACGACGGCACCTTCAACGTTCTGCGCGAGAACGTCCGCAAGCGCTTCGAATTCCGTGGAGTTACATTCGAGGAGTATCGGGGCTCCGCCAACTTCCTCCAGGAAGACGGCACCTACGGGTCGCGACGCTTCATTGCGGCTGGCGAGGCGATCGCCTTTCCGCTCGGTACCACCGACACCTTTACGACTTACTTCGCGCCGGCTGATTTCATGGACACAGTGAACTCGCTCGGCGAGGAAATTTACGTGCGACAGGCCGTCGACCCGGAGTTCCAGCGATGGGTCAAGATCCACAGCCAGTCCAACCCGCTTCCGCTCGTAAAGCGCCCGGGTCTGCTGGTTCGCCTGACCTCCAGCAACTGAGGACACTGACATGCAGGTAAGGAACACCAAGACTGGCGAAGTTGAAACGCTTCGCCACGGTCCGGCCGTTGACGCCGTGACAGCCGGCACCCACGAGTTCGTTAACGTCGACGCAAAGGGGAAACCGAAAGAGGAGAAGGCAAAGACGAAAAAGCCGTCTGAGCCTGCCAGGTAGAATGTCCTGGTCTGATAATCTGGCGGGGACCGAGAGCGCGGTCGCCGCCTACTTCGACGATGTTCCTTTCACCGCGGTCGGCATGAAAAAGCCAGCTCGTGATGTGAACGGGTCCACGGCTCCCGATCCGGATCGGCCAGCTTTCGACTTCATGGGCTCAATCGACAGCGAGCCGAGTTTCAATCAGATCGGGTCATCCGGCCGGACGTCTGCGTCCAGTATGGGTGACCGGCAGGTCGCACGAACATGCCTTACGGCGTTGGCTCGTGACTGGCCATGGATGGTGCGTCAGGGCGACGCCATTAAAGGCGCCGGACAAAACTACAAGGTCGTAGCTACACCAGATCGGGACGGTTCCGACCGGATCGTAATCTGGCTCAACAAGGTCTGATCCATGCTGTCCGCTGAAGCTATGCGTCTTGCTGCGATCGAGGTCCTGTGCCCGACTGCTGCGAAATCCTCCGACTTCGGGTGGCCGACGCTCGCTCGTCACAGGGTGTATGACAGCGCGGAGATCCTGCCCGACGATCTCGACGAGCAATCTCCTTACACGCCATGCCTATCGCTCTACACCGACGAAATTCGGGTTGAGCGGCGCGGGGACACATCACCGTCGAGCGAGGGGTTCCCTGTTGCTGTTCTGGTCGTCATTGCCGAACTGGCAGTGGCCTCCGAAGGCGAAGATGGCGAGACGCAGATCATGCCGCTCGTTGAAAACGATGCGCAGGCACGGTTGGTCCTGGGGGCTCTTTGTGCTCAGGTTCGGCAGGCTCTGAGTTCGTCCGAGGCCGGAGATTTGTTTCGGAGGATCGTATCCTCGATCGAGGATCTTAGGATCGAACCCTATTCGCTTCCCCAGTTCGATATCAGGTGGATGCGTAACACCATGCGTTTCACCTGCAAGATCCGCGAAGACACCTTTCGCGATGATGGCGGTATGCCGGAGCCGCTGCGGTCCTTATTCTTGCGCCTGCCTGAAGCATCCTATGCCAAGGCGAAGCTCGCCGAACTGGACGCGATTTTCACCGCGCCGGCGAGAACGCCTCTTGAACTGATCGGCATCACCAGCCGGGGCGCAGCAGGCGACCCGCCAGATACGTCTGTCAACACCAACCAGACCTGATCTCTTATCGGAGTGAGACAATGCAGCGCTTCAGGCTCAAAAGCCCTCAGCAGAACGTTCCCATGCCCGAGAGAGGTGTGGGTGTTCTCTTCACATCGGAAAAGGCCGGAGAGGCCATCGACCCGATGAACCCGTACTACGCCAGGATGATCGCATCCGGCGAACTTATTCCAGCCGATCCAGATGATGCATCCGGCGGCTCCAGCAAGCCCTCGAAGGGAGCGTAGTCCATGGCCGTCGGTTTCAACCTTATTCCCGGCAACATCCGGGCGCCCATATTTGCCTTCGAGATCAACTCAGGTGGACAGTTCGAGAACGTCTCGCGTTTCCTTCTGGTGGGGCATGCCAACGCCGGGTCATCCCTTGCCGCCAATGTTCCCGTTCGCTGCAACAATGTCGAAGAGGCTGTCGCGTTGGCCGGCCGAGGCTCCATGCTGGCGGAGATGCTGATCGCCACGCGCCTCAACGCGCCAGCACAGGACGTCTGGCTGTTGCGGGTTGAGGATGTCGGCACGGCTGAAGTCCGCACCATCACGGTGAGCAACGTGCAGGCGAGTGGCGGTTATGCTGTTTTGCTGGTCGGCGACGAGGCGGTAGCTTTGACGATCAATGCGGGCGATACGGTGAACGCGGTTGCCGCAGCGATTGCCGCGGCGATCAACTCGTATCAGAACCCGCTCACCAAGTCGGGTTTGCCCTACACGGCTGTTGCAGCTGCTGGCGTCGTGACACTGACGGCTCGGCACAAAGGCGTGATCTTCTCTACCGTCGACCTGTCGGTTCCTGTCGTGACCGGGGGCAACGCCTTTGCCGGCGTACTGGCATTTGCGACGACAACAGCCGGGACTGGATCACCAGATCTCTCGGCCGGCCTGGCCAGCCTTGGCGACGATCCGTTCGACTGGATCTTGTCGCCGTTTTCCGACACTGCCAATCTTGCACGGTATCAATCGGTGCTCTCCGATACGGCTGGCCGATGGGCCTGGAGCCGACAGTCTTACGGCCATGTCTTCACAACCATGACCGACACGACGTCCAATTTGACGACCCTGGGTCTCTCTATCGACAATCGTCATATCACCATGATCCCTCGGCTGGCCGGCGCGGGCAACGGAACGCTGCCATGGGTTTTCCTTGCGGCACTGATCGCGCGGGTTATTCCCTGGCTGTCAGCTGGAGATCTTGGCGATGTCAGCCGAAACCAGACAGGTCTGGTCGTCGAAGGTGTGACCGCGCCGCGGGATCGCTCCAAGTGGTTCAACGACTACGCAACCCGAGATGCATTCCTCGGAACTGGCCTCTCGACATGGACCGTGCGCACCGATGGGCGTGTCACGATCGACAAGCTGGTCACCATGCAGCGCACCGACGGCTCCGGAAATGTCGATACGACCTTCCGCGACGTGCAGGCAATCGGGCAGCTAATCTATGCGCTGCGCTATTTCAGGGAACGTCTGCAAGCTGAACACGGCCGCAAGGCCATTGCCGACAGCAACCCAGGCAATCTCGCTTCGATCACGACTGTGGTCGATATCGCCAATACCTTCATCGCCGCTTACCGCTCGATGCCTGGTGTGCTGGAAAATTCGGCGGAGTTTGTTCGCCAACTCGATGTTCAGCGCAATGTCAGCAACCCGAACCGGGTCGACGTCTACGCGCCGCTCGATCGGATCAACCCGCTCGATGTGATCGCAGCAAATGCCACCCTCTACGCTCAGTTCCGCGAAGCGGTCTAACCAGGAGTACCAAGCATGCCAGGAAAAGATTTTGGCGGCGAAATGCGCCTGCGCCTCGCCGACGGCCGCAGTATGACGATGCGCGGCGCCTTCACCCTTGGCGCTTCCGGCATTTCGTCGGAGAGCGTTACCAATCAGGATGGCAGCGTTTCGCGGGTGGGAACACCACGGCCGCGTACCGCCGAGCTGTCGCTCGAGGACGATGGCACGGACGTGAACCTGCTGATGCGGGCGCCGCGTCAAGATATCTACATCACCGAAGATTTCACCGGCGTCAGCCATATCTTCGTTGGAGCGATGATCACCGGAGATCCGCGCAGCAACCGTGCCAACGGTGAGCTCACCGGCATCCAGATCGAAGCGTCCGGGTACGATAGGCGGGGCTGATGAAAAACGTTCCCCTTGGGCGTACCTATACGGTTGGGTCGGCCATTTTCCACAGCCTCTGCTTTCGCGAACCGAAACTCGCGGACTATCGCCAGATTGGCAAAGCGATCGAGGTGCAGCGTGGCGTCGTGGTAACCTATCCCGATGCGATTTGGTCCTATGCAGACCGGCTTCTTCAGGTAACGCCGCCCGGTGCCTTAAACGAGCTCGACCTTGTCGACGCGCTCGCCGTCGAGGACGCGATCATCGATTTTTTTTCCGAGGCGAGCAAGCAATTGCACGAGCGCGGGAACTCGTCTTCCGCCTCGGCTGGAGACCCTCCGACGTCGACCCCCTGACCTTTGCCGAAGTTGATTGGTGGTTCTCAGAGGCTGTCGATTGGGCGCGAGACAATAAGAGGACATAGCCAATGGCACGTGAAGTCGAGGCTCGGCTCAAGCTTTCCGCTGTCGATCGTACGGCGAAGGCATTCTCAGCAATCGAGCGTCGCTTGACCGCCGTTAATAGTAAGGCTACGGCGGTCAACCGGGCTCAAGCAGCTGTAGCGCGCACCATGGATGGCGCTATGCTCGCGTCTGCGAGGTTCCTTGCTCCAGCAATCATAGCTGCCGGCACTGCTGGAGCCGTGAAGCGTTTTGCAAGCGTCGAGCGTTCGGTCGGCCGAATTGCTTTGACGGCCGGTGCCACTGCGGACGAAACAAAAGCCGCCTTTTCGGTTATCGACAAAGCGGCCAGCGATTATGCGTTGGCACAAGACGAGATCGTCCGTGGCCTCGATAGCATGGTGGCTTCCGGCCGCAGCCTGCCCGAGGCCTTCGCATTCCTTCCTTCTGTTGCTGCGACGGCTCAGGCTGCAGGGGCTGACATCGTCGAGATCGCCACTTCGGCGGACGCGATCGGCAGCAATTTTGATATCGCCGGCAATAAAATGTAGGATGCCTTCGACATCCTGGCGACAGCCGGCAAGCTCGGTAAATTTGAGCTGAAGGATATGGCATCTTACCTGCCCTCAATGGCTCCTGCTTTTGCAGCACTGGGGTATCGCGGCGAAACCGCGA